TCCTTGCCATGCTCTTTTACAATAGCAGCCATTTCATCAGATACATAAGAACTAACTTCATTTGTTTTAGGATCAATCTGATTATGAAGTGCTAGCATAACATTTGTAAAAGATGGGTCTGTATTTCTCTGATGATTACTGATGGAAATACGCGCTGCAAGAATACCATAATCCGGATGGGTTGTTGAAAGAGAAGCAGAAAGTTGCCCAGTAAGTTCATCAATTTCACTCGTTTTCACACCATCATAAATACGTGCAAGAACCTGCTGTGAGAGTGAATCGGGATTTACTTGAAGATTCTTAGATGCTTTGCGAATACGACCAAGAACTTTATCAAATGAGATAGGCTCAAAAGAGCCATTACGTTTCTGTACTTTCATACTAAGAGACATTTTGACAATTGATGAATAACTACGCCGCATGGAAAAAATAATCAATTTTAACAAAAATATGTATTAGATGAGTAAAGGGGTGGTAGTATTTGATTTAGATTTGACTCTTGGTGACTTTAGAGTAATTGATTATTTTGGATTAATTTATGAACCAACTTTAATTGCAGGAAGAGATGTTAAGACTAAAGATACTAGAAGTAGAGATATACAATTATGGAATAATTATTATGATATTAATATTGGAAAGTATTTATTAGAATTAAGAAACACATTTGAAAATAAGTTCCATGCTGAAAAACAATTTATTAATAGAATTTTAAGACCAGATTTAAAAAAAATATTAGAGACATTAGTTCAAGCATATAAAAAGAACAAAATAGAGAAATTTATCATTTATTCAAATAATTCTAGCATGTATTCTTTACAATATGCTGGAAGAGAGATAAATAGAATGTTTGACACTGAAATAGATTTTATATATATTGATAGAACTAGTGAATTAAGAGATGAATTTGATGGAGATATTACTGGAGCAAGAACTAAAACTATAAAAACTATAGAAAAGGTTATAAATCATAGTATAAAAGATAAAGATTTAATATTCTTTGATGATATGATTCCAAAACATGAAGATTTTGATAGATTTTTAAAAGGAACTAATAACTACATAAATATAGTACCATATTATTCTGAAATTAAAGATGATGAATTAGAAAGTATATGGAATATTTTTGAAGAAGAATTTACTAAATTATTACAAAAATATTTTATAGAATTTTCTGAGTTAACACATATAATAACAAAATTACAAGCAAATAATTTAGATGAACTAAAGAATAAATATATGGAGTTTTCACGATTAAGAGCTCCTTTTATAGAATACAATTCTGAAGATAAAATAAATAATATTATTATTGAACAAATAAAACCATATATATATTCAAAACATAGTAGTGGGCGCAAGAAAAAACGAACACGTAAAATTAAACATAGATATACAAAGCGTATACGCAATTATACTGAAGAGTCAGACTTATCATAAACTTTATTTGCCATCTTTAGCAACTTCGTTTGAGTAATAATGCGACTACTAATATTCATCGTTTCTAACTCCTGAAGCAGTAGCTTGTAGGCATAAGGAATTTCAATAGAACTAAAGTTTGTCGTATTACCACAACCTCTGCAAAGCCAAATTCCTTCCTTTGGATTTGTCACAGCAATTAAGCCACACTCTTTACAACTGTGGCAGCGGAATAAGTCAGAGCATTCCATAAAACGCTCTTTAGTAAATTCACTAATACCATGGGCAATAACACAATCACGCTCCATTTCACCAAATCGTAGACCGCCCTCTCGGGCTCTTCCTTCTGCTGGCTGACGAGTCAGCATAACAAGAGGACCGGATGAGCGAGAATGAATCTTATCAGCGCTACAATGGCGCAGACGCTGGTAATAGCAAGGACCCATAAAGATACTTGTGTCCATCATACTACCAGTGAATCCATTGTATAAAATTTCATTGCCATATGGCTCCATACCAAGTTTGTCACGGAGAATTGATGATAGACCCTCAATTGTTACATCATTGAACGGACTACCGTCACCAAGACAGCCAAGCTCGCAAGCTACCTTTCCTAGTAAAGTCTCCATGAACTGCGCAATTGTCATGCGTGACGGAATGCAGTGAGGATTAATAATGATATCTGGAATTAGACCAGTGGCGGTTTGAGGCATATCTTCAGGATTTAGAATCATACCCATAGTGCCTTTCTGACCATGACGAGAGCTAAACTTATCACCAATCTCAGGAATGCGGTCTTGACGCACTCGGACTTTCACAAAACTATAACCTTCGCCATTACGATTCTTGAAAATCTTATCTACCCATCCAGTCTCATTGTTACGAATTGTGCGTGAAACATCACGGAGACGTTTTGCACCGGCAGGAACAACCATGCCAGTTGGAACACGAATTGGCACAACTTTACCAATTAGAATATCGTCGGCATCTACAAACGTATTTTCTGGAATAAAACCATCCGCATCTAGTTTGTCATAATTCGCATGTTTCATTTGCTTTGTAGTAGTGTTATCAGGTTTTACAAACTTCTCTTCTTCACCAGAAGACTGATTTTTTCGCTCTTCATCTTTGTATGTTCGATAGAAGATACTTCTGAATAGACCTCGGTCGAGTGCGCCACGATTAATCATAATAGAATCTTCTTGATTATAACCAGTATATGTCATAATAGCAACAATTACATTCTGGCCTGATGGCATTGTCTGAGACCCATAGAACTTTGACATGTATGGTGATACAAATGGTGCTTGAGGATAGCAAAGTACATGCGCCATTGTATCAAATCTATCTTTGAAATTTAAGGCATACATACCCATTGCTTGCTTACCCATAGCCGCCTGGTAGGAATTTCTAGGAGACTGATTATGGTCAGGAAAAGGAATATTTGAAGCAAGAGTTCCGAGTGCAGTAGAAGGGTGAATTTCTACATGCGTATGGTCTTCTGTTAGTTCACTAAACTTCATAGCAATATAAGAACCTTCTGTTTCACCAGAGTCAATATACTCTACAAGCATATTGTCATTTGGTGAACTCCAAAGCAGCAAATCATTCCATGTTTTCAGTTCATTTACTTGCTTATTTAATTCACCGCTAGTATCTGCTGCAATCTCACGAATCGTTTCTGCACAAAACAGTGGACGTAGAAGACGGCCAGCTTCAGTAGTCAACCAAAGCTCACGGAACATCGGCTTCCAAATGATACCAGTGAACATATGAATCTTGCCACATCGTTTAGCATGTTTTAGATTTTTAATTGTACTAGTAACATCCTTATTATCTAGACTGCCAACCCATGCACCATTCATGAAGACACGCACAAGTGTATGTTTCTCTTCAACTGTTGATTTGTCTAGTGGAATTAGAACTCCTAGTTTTTTGAAATAGTCTTTTAGAATTTTAATATTTGAGTAAATACTTACGCTTGCAGTATTACTCATATTCTTTACAACTCCTACACTGTGACCTTCTGGAGTCTCTGAAGGACAGATATAACCCCATTGAGTATTGTGAAGCTTTCTGGGAGCAATTAGTTTACCAGTCTTCTCAATTGGCGTGCTAACACGACGCAAATGGGAAAGACTCGCAACATAATTTAGACGATTGAGAACCTGACTTACACCAATCTTTGTTGGGCCACCAATCTTCGCAGAGCCAAAATTGCCAGTTGCTAGACTAGTTTTTAGACCAACTTCCATAATAACACTCTTAATAATTTTGTTAATGTTACTGAGATTAACAATATCCTCAAAATTACCAGAAGCTCGCCAACTTCCATTATGAATTTCCTTAGAAAGACCTGACCGAATATCTTTTACCATCTTATTATTGAAGTATGTGCGGAATAACGAAGCAAGTAGAAAGCCTGGCAAGTCAACACGCTTATTTGGATAAGCATCTCGGTCATCAATAGGAATCTTTCCAGAATCTACCCATAGTAGTTTGCGAGTCATATGGGATAGATAGCACGCTTTTCCATAGTTGTCGCTTTCAGTAAGACCAATATGGGGAAATACTTCTCTATGAAGAAGGTCTTGTACTTTCATTGTATTCTGTTTTGATGCTTTGGATGAAGAGCTATTCATTTCATTTGCAATATAGATTTGTGCTTCTTCTTGTGTCTTGATGAAATTTGCTTCTTGCATAGATTCATCAAAGAGACTGAAATAACTGGGGTCGCTATCTTTACCAAGAATTAAATCATGAATATCCTTGTCGCTAGTAACACCAAACGCACGGAATAGAATGAAGAGTGGAATGTCATTCTTAATGCGAGGGATATTTGCTTTTAGAAGATGGATTTGGGAATTTTTAGGATGATATACAATCTTTACCATGTTACTCTTAGGCACTTGGTCATTGTCAGGTCCAATGCTCTTTACTTCAATTGCTTCAATATCTTTATTATTTGATTTGTTGTTACGGAATACAAATGGACGATTTTCACTCATTCGCTCTTGACTAATAATGACTCGCTCACCGCCAGATACAATGAAGTAACCACCCGCATCTTCAGAGCATTCACCAAGAACTTTTGGATGAACATATGTCTGGTCATGTAGCAAGCAATACTTACTACCGACCATTACTGGAATCTTACCCATGTGGACGTTAGGAAATAGACGCTCCCGCATGCTGCGGTGACCTTCCTTTGTGTTATCAATAAAGATAGTCTTGATACGAACATCAACGAATAATGGAGAAGCATATGTAAGATTTCGGAGACGAGCATCATTTGGCATCATAGGAAGTACTGCACCATTGTTTTCGAAGATGGTAGGTTTACGAAATGCAAGATTCTCGAAACTCATATGAATCTCATACTCAAACTTAGGGCCACCAAGCGCAGTAATACTATCTGCTTTGAAACCCATTAGAGCATTTGCTGCTGATGTAGAAAGCCCAGTTGCTGATGCAAGAGCAGAACGAGGTCCAGAAAGAGGAACTTCTGGAGAGCCACGAACAATAATTGGATTTGCGTTTTTGATAATTTCTGGGATGTCAATGTCCATGAATGTGTTGAAGGATTCAATTTGGTGAAAGATAATATGACGACCTTCGCATTGGCTAAAATACTTATTTAGCACAGAATGATATGAAGGATACATTTTTGATATATAGTTTTATTTACTTTTTAATATTTAATTTTATTTAATTTTTGTTATATTTAAAAAAATTACATTTATTAGTTTGATGTCAGATACCAAAGAAATTATTTTAACAGGTGGGGCCATTGAAGGGATGTCAACAAATAGAAAAAGACGCTCACGAAAAAATCAAAATGGAGGTGGATCGACACAAGGCGCTATAGTACAACTTCAATCTACTACTTCTTCTTCTACGGCAGCAAATACTACTGAAGGAGTAAATCCTTCTAAACTTGC